TGCTACCGAATGCCACGTCTTTAGGATTAGCCCATCGAGCTAATACTGGAATGATGCCAGCAACAAGCCCCATCGCTAAATCTTTTGGATTCGTGTTGCCTGTCATATAGACGGCTAACATTCCGGCCACTGAGCTTCTCGCCCATGATGCACCTAACGCCTTGAGATCTTTCATTTCTTCTTCTCCTTTGGCTTCGCCTTTTGGATTAGCTCAACCACTGGATATTCTCCAGCATAGGTTGTCAAGCGAGCGCGAGCGAAACCAACAATCTCCTTGCCAATATAGCGTTGCTTAATCATCACCATTCCGCCGTTGCGTTGATCACCAGTACCGGAAGTATTGCCTTCGATGCAATAGACGCTTGTTGCGCCTACCTTGACCACAATTCCGATGTGGCTGATTCTGTCAATGCCATCGTGTGGAAAGTCCATAAAGCAAAGATCTCCAAGCTGCGGCTTATCTTCAATCCAGCGTCCAAGCTCTTTCATTTTATGAGCTCCAGCAGCCGTTGAAACCATTGATGGAATCTTTACGCCGGCAGTGTGAAAGACCCAGTTGCAGAACGAACCACACCAGGGCAATCCATCGGCCTTTGTGAACTTGCCGTACTTTGTCAGATTTTCGCCAGTCTCAACAGTGCCGACTTCAGCTAGTGCGACTTCGATAATCCGTGCAGCAGTGCCTTCTGGATACATTAAAGCCCAAGTGCCTTCAAATCGTCAGCAGTTAAACCAAGTGCCTCAAGTTTTGCTTCTGCTGTCGCTTTCTTAGCTGCTTTATCTGCTTCTGCTTTATCTAAAGCCGCTTGAACCAATGGTATTGCTACCTGATATTCTGCTTTTGTGAATGGCTTGCATTCTAGAAATCCAATTCCTTCGTATTCTAAACCAGTTGTAGTCCAGCCGCCTTCGGGTCTTAAAAATCGGCAGACATCATCTATTTTTGGAATCATTATGCACCTATTTCCATCAGAGTGATTGTTGATTTTGTATTGCCGTTGGCACCTATGTAATTTTGTACATAAACATTTTGTCCTGCGACACCACTTGCAAATTGAGTTTTGTAAGTAGTGGCCGAAGTTGTTGCTGGAGAATCTAAGTAACTTGCACTGCTTGATTGTGTGCTGGTGTTACTAGTGCCAGTATATCCGTCCATATCGGTGATTAAAAGAATGTCACTTGCGCCTCGTAGCAATTTGATTTTTACTGTGGTGTTGTTATCACCACTAGATTTGGTGACACCGTTTTGAGATACCAATACTAAAATTTTTGAACTGACTGAACTCGGTGTGATTGTTGCCGTCAAAGTAGTATCTGCGAAAGTTGTAGAAGTACTTGTTGTATAGGTTCCTGTTGATGCAAAGACCACCTGTAACAATTTACCGCCGCCTGCCGGTGTTGCCCAAACCGGCACACCACCTGTAACAGTCAACACTTGATTTGTTGATCCAATCGCCAAACGGGTGTTTGTGTTGGCCGTTGCTGATGAATAAACAATATCGCCAAGCGTAGTGCCAGGTTGCAACGCCTTCAATCGCGTATCAACGCCTTGAAGTGCGACATCAAAGTCGGCTGGAAGATCCGTTACCAAATCAGTCGGCGTCGGTAGAACAAAGCCATAATTCGTCGTTGGATTTGCCATAAGTTTTTCCTTTCGTTATGAGACTATTGTGGCATATTGCCACTGTAAAGTCGGCGACACGGTATTCCATAGCTCGTTTATTGGCACGTCATTCCAACGCATGGCTTGCAGTGAATATGCCAATGGAGACATAAGCAAAGTGATGTCTAACTGATTGTAAGAAGCCCGGAAAGTCCAGCCCTCGACAAAGCCTTGAAAGGTTCCGGACGACATATTTGGCGGAAGATCATTGAGTGCAATCGGCTGACCCATGAAGACGTTTATGAGAGCGTTACGATCGCTATTGTCTAGCTCTGGATTGGTCAAAGCGTAAGTAATCGAATCAAAGATTGGCTGAGGATAAGCTCTTAAAGCCAAATAAAATGCAGCTTGATCTTCGGCATCGTGTGAATGTCGAAGCGTTGTTGTAAAGATTTGTGATAAATCGCCATAAAGTCCAATAGATGCTTGATCTGTATCGCTGACTTGATTTGATGAATTTTGGCCATAGCTGATAGTGATGTCATTTCTAACATCGCCTGCCCTTGTCTTAATAGTAATTCCTTGACCTAGTGCGTGATTGGCAGTCAGATCGGTGTATCCGTTAGCTGCAAGATAAGTCGTGCGATGCGTCGAATCTGCATAGGAAATAAGCCCGGACGCGTCTTCGTATAAATAACCTAATCCACTACTGGCAAGCGCAGCGACTAAATCATAAACAATAATGCGATCTGATGAGCGTTGCGCCAGCTCATAATTGCCAGGTTGGTCAATTTCGCCCAATCCTGTGTTTTCGGCGTCTTGCCATTGAGTTGTTGGATTATAGGTGTTCCATTGAAGCGCGGCTGGAACCTGTTGCCATTGAGCAAATAAGACTTCGCGCAAGATTGTGGCAATCTGGTCGCCATCAAAGTCATGAGCCAAGACGCCATCTGTAAGAGCCTTCTGAAGCCTTGCAAGGGCTCCTAGAGCCGTGATGGTGACTTCTTGGGTATATGCGCTAGAACCGACCTGAGACACGCTCACGGCAATATCGACTACTGATCCGCCAAAGATTGGCACATAGACTGCCGATGTGTCCTGGACTTCAATCGAAATGGTGTCGTTGATTTCGTAAGGTAACGCAGCTTGATTAAAGACAATGAGATTGACCGAGCAATAACCGGCTTGAGCTTGTTCGTAGATATTTATGCGCCCCGATGTAATTGTCAGATTGGCCAAGACTGAATCGGTGACATCAGTGCCATTAATTTTAACGCGCCAGACTGGAGCCCACTGAGTCATTAGATTGCCTGAAGTGCAGAGGCTCCGCCAGTGCCACGATAGAAAGAGTCATTGAGAGTCTTGACGATTGTGCGTGCCGTACCTTCGGCATCAATAGCTCCATTGACTGTCAGATTGATTCGAGCAGCGTTCTGAGAATCTGTGAAGCCTCCGCCAGCTTGAGCAATTACGCGAGCCGCACTCTGTGAATTGCTAATTGCACTGCCTGCACTAGCTGCACTAGCAACCGCCGTTGTGATGCCTGACGAAGTTCTTGACCCTGATGATCCACCGCCGCCGCTAATAGCTCCTGGTGCGCCACCGACTGCGAATTGTGTCTCGCCTGCACTCTTATTTGCCAGAGCATTCGCAGCAGATAGAACACCAGCTGCAATCGCAACCGCTCCCACACCGAGCAAAGGATTAAGAGCAAAGGCCGTGGCCACGCCCGTCACAATCGCAGTTGTTTTAAGCAAATTATACGCAACAATCAAGCTTTTAATGAGAGCAATAGTTGCAATCACACCGGAGGCAATCTTGGAGACGACAAAGATTGTTCCAATAATTGCGGCGGTAGCAATCAATTCATCTTTGAGATCAATGACTGTGTCAATGACGTTTCTGACTTTTCTGCCCCAATCAACGGCTTTTTTCTGTGACTCTGTAAGACCTTCGGCAAGACTATCTTCGCCAGTTAGTCCAGCGACAAATGATTCAATTGCTGGAACGACTGAGACAATTAAGAAATCTGCCAATTCTTTGACGACTGGCAATAGAGCTGCGCCGATTGCTTCTTTGGATTCATCGACGGCAATTGATATTTGCTTAAACTTAAACGCAGCAGTTTCAGATTGATTTTCAATAAAGCCATCGAATGTCTTGTTGAGTAGTTGTTGCGTTTCATCAAATGTCATTGTCTTGAGTGTTGCTGCATCGATGCCAATGCCTAATTTGACAAGTGCGGTGTTAGATCCTTCAAAGCTCTTTGAGACGGCGTTAGTCACCGCTTCCAATGGCTTGCCTGTTGCTACTGAGATTTCTTGGCTTAATGTGAGCAATTCTTGCGACTTGGTCAAATCACCAGTTGCACGCAATAGGCGAGACAAGGCCGGACGAATGACATCATCGGTCGTAGCGGTTGCAATACTTTGCGCCGTGACATATTTATCAATGCCGGCAATTTGTTCCGTCGTTGCGTTTGTAGTGTTGCGGATAGTTTCTTGCAGTTTAGTTTGTGCAGTCTCATCTTCTGCGGCGGCTTTGACGGCGGCCAATGCAAATGCACCAATCGCAGCTCCGGCAATACCGAAAGCGACTGCGGCTTTCTTGCCAAAGTCTCCTACCTTGTCGGCAAAGGTTTCTACTTCTGCCTGTGAGCCTTTTATGCCTTTTTTGAGATCATCAAAGTCAGCATCGAAGGTTATCTTTACCTTTGGAATGCCTGCCATTATTTGAGCCCCAAATCGTTAATGATTCCCGTAACGATAGAAATATACTCCTGCGCAACGACTGGAGTGTAGAAGTCCACGCTTTTATTCAACCAATATCCTTCGCGATTATATGGAACCTTGAATCGGTTTGTGTATTTGCGCCCTGCTCTGTCTTGCCCTGGACGCGATCCATATTCTGAGCCCCAGAGTAATGCGCCGGCTGGAGCTTGAGTGCGTCCAACCTTTGCGCCCTTGCCGCTCTTACTTGGTCGTCCACCATAGGCACGGCCGACTTTCTTTGGACCACCGATATCAACGCGAATCAATCGATCGCGTGGAGTGACAATCGATTGCAAGACAAGCTTTGTCTGTGGAGTCGGTGATCCATGTCCGAACATCATAATCTGGCCAGCTAGTCGCTTCGATAGCGGCTGAGCTGCATCACGAACTCGACCTTGCGTTTCTTTGTCTAAGAGATTAAGTGTTGAAATGAGATTCTTTAACGCATAAGGCTCGACTTCAATGCGAAAGGTTCCTTGCCCTTTCGTCGCCTTAAACGCCATTTCGTTTCTCCAATATCTCAATCGCTGTCAAGATGTCGTCTGCCGAAGTCCATTCTCCCATCGGTATGCCTGTCGCAATAGCGACTTCAACCAATAATCGACTTACACTTCCGACTCTGTGACTTTTGGGTCGTTGTCTCCCACCTGCACATCTGCCACTGTTTCGCACCAGACTTCATAGCCCTTTACTGGCTTTCCACCAGCTTCGCGTTTCATCGCATTCCACGCAAGGAAGAGAAGATCAGAGATTCCGATCTTCTCCTGCGCCTGCGAAATTGTGTTGCCCGTGAGTTTCTCCCAACGAGCCCACTCTGGCGGCTGCGCCGTATAGGTTGCAGATTCGCCGGACATGTATTCGATTGTGATTGGTAGTTTCATTATGTGCTCCCGTTTCTCTTTCGATTAGCTAATTGTTAAGACTGGTGTTGATGCGCAGAGCATCGCCCAAGAATCAGTTTGTGCATCTGGAGCTGCGCCGCCAGCAGTTGGAGCTACTGGGAATGCAGTGCCAGCAAATGATGCGCCAGTAGCTGAGACGAGTGTGAATGCAAGTGCAGTGTTAGGAGCAGAAGTGAACGCAGTCCACATTGCTTCAAAGAGTGATGAAGTTGCGCCCCAGTCTGCAAGAAGCTCGACATTAAGTGTCCATTGATCATCAATGTGCTTATAGGCTTTTCCATCAAGTGTCTGATATGTCGTGATGACTGGTGCATTGACTAGCGTGACCGCCGTTGTCTGTGCGTCATAATTGACAGTCGCAAGGGTGAAGGTTATGTCGCGACCGGTGACGATTGTTGTTGGCATTTCTTGTCTCCTTAGATAGTTTCTTGAGTGTAGTAAGTGCTGACCGCGAGATCCGCCACTAGTAGATTTGATGCTCCGACTGATTGGATTGTCGGTTGTTGAACATCTCCGACAACGTATCCAGTTGGCATCGCTTGCATAATGCTTATGACTAACTGTTCAAGATTATCTAGTGCTCCGGCGTTGTTGTTATATGCAACGGCTGCACTGACAACCAAATTGACTTTTACGCGTACAGTACTTTTACCGATTGTCGTCGTTTCTAAATAAGGTGCGTCTGGAACAATGACGCAAGCTGGTGGAATGACGGCCTCTGGCACGGTCGAATATACTGATGCAGCTACTGATCCAAGTGCAGTGGCAAGTGTGCCTCGGATATTGGTCGCGATTGACGTTGGAGTAGGCATCTACATAGCCATCGTTGAGACGTCGATGTAATTACCTAAAAGGCCAATAACGCGATTTTGAAGTGATCTTCCCATACGAAATGGCGATGGTGCGAAATCTACGCCTTCAATCTGACCGCCGGGTGCGACCACGCTCTGGAAGATTTCGACGCTGACGATGGTGACCGCCTGTTCGACTGCATCGGTACTTGCATAGAGCGTGGCCGCGTCTGCCCCAGATAGGTAAGCGACACCGCCAGGAATTACTGGACGGAAATCAATGTCGGCATTTGTGAGCGCGCATGTGAAATAGAAATAAGGAGCCGGATAAGCGAAAGGAAGATAAGGGAATGGATCATAGTAGTTTGATGTGACTGTCTTTGTTCCGTTGAATGTAGATGGAACGCAACCTGTGACCACGACACTTTGGCCAGCGACGAATGTGTTGGGCTTCTGTGTTATGTAATAGGCGACATTGTTTTGAAGATAAACGGCGGCGACTGAGTTTTGATTGGCAGTCAATAGCGGCAGAATTACCTGCTCGGCTGAATCAATAATGCTTTCAAGATAATCGTTTGAATAAAGAGAAACAGAGACGCCAAGAACCTGTCTAAGACTGGCGACGGTAATGATTGCTGGCATCTCTGTTCCCTTTCGTGAGCTGCTGGGCTAGATACGGGAGCGCACCTAGCCCATGATTAGTTTGCTTAGGTTAGGTTAAATCGACGAAGTCCGCCTGCAAAGACGGCTTGAGCTGCGATGTAACCGTAAAGTGAAATCTCAATCTCGCCTGTTGTTGGCACGTTTGTCGCCAATGTTAAAGCTGGAGATTCGAAGATTTCGATTGAACGTGGCTCGATGATAAATGCTGATTCATCGATTGATGTTGCTACCATGTTTGGATCTACATAGTAATCAAGACCAAGAACGTTTCCGCGAATTGATGTTGGAACCGCAGATCCTGCGTTGTTCATAGGATTTCCAGCGTTATAGATTGGACGCCCAGTGGTATCCGTCGCGCCGAGCAAAGTCGCCCAAATGGACGTTCCTGAAACGAATGACTTTGCAGTGCGCTTTGTTGCAGTATATGCAGCTGGTGATTCTGTTGATACGAAT